GGTTCGGAACGACCGCAAAAACTATCTACTTTTTGAAGGGTTGAGTGAGGTTAAGGTGATCGAGGTTGAATGGCTCTTATAACAAAAACGGAATACTCAAAGCGGAGGGGATGGAGTCAGGCGCATACCTCGAAGCTAGTGAAGTCGGGGAAGATCGCGACGCACTACGGGAAAGTCGATCCGGAGGAGGCCGACCGGATGTTGGCGGAGGCGGCGGATCCGGCCCGCGAGCCGTTCAAAAAGAACGGGAAAGAGAAGGGGAAGCAATCGTCATATTATGACGCGAGGACGGAGCGGGAGGTTTATCAAGCGAAGTTGTCGAAGCTGGAATGGGAGAAGGCGGCGGGGAACGTGGTGGACGTGGCCCAAGTGAAGGAGGCGGCGTTCCGGACATACCGGAGGGTTCGGGACGCGATCATGCTGATCCCGACGCGGGTCGCGCCGCTTGTTGCGGCCCAAAAGAATCCCCACAAGGTTCGGATGATCTTGGAAGCGGAACTGCGGAAGGCATTGGAGGGGTTGGCGAATGGCGAACGCGGTTGAAGTTTACGGAGAGGGCGCGGCGGTTGGGTTGAAGCCGGAGCCTGAAATGACCGTGACACGGTGGGCCGATGAGCGGCGGATCCTTCCGCGTGGATCGGCGGAGGCGGGGCCGTGGCGGACGGATCGGACGCCGTACCTCCGGGAGATCATGGACGGGTTATCCCCTTCTGATCCCGTCCAGAAGATCAAAGTCCAGAAGGGGACGCAGTTGGGTTTCACAGAGGCCGGGAATAATTGGTTCGGGTTTATCATTGAGTTATGTCCCGACACGACAATGATGGCCCTCCCGACCGATCAGGACGCGAAGGATCACGCGAAGCAGAAGATCAATCCGATGATCGAGGAAATGCCGGCATTGCGGGGCCTTGTCAGGGAAAGCAAGACGAAGGGGTCGGACACGACGACGACGTTCAAGGATTTCACCGGCGGGTGGTTGTTGATCAGCGGGGCCAAGACGCCGAGGCGGTTCCGTCAAAAGTCGGTACGGTTTGCCTTTGCGGACGACATTGACGGATGGGACTATGAACACGTCCGGGAGGGGGATTTGTTGGCGTTGTTCGAGAACAGGACGGACGCGTATGGGAGCCGGAAGAAGATCTACATGGTCAGCACACCGACCGTCCACGGATCGAGCCGCATTGAAACGGAAATCCGGGATTCCGACGATCGGTGGTATTATGTTCCGTGTCCGTTTTGCAAACATCCGCAGATTTTGAAATGGGAGAGGATCAAGTTCAACCGCAGGGAATACGATCTCCAAGGGGACGCGTGGTATGTTTGCGAATTATGCGGGAAGAAGATCGAGGAGTATCACAAAACGGAAATGCTATCAAGGGGGAAATGGAAGGCCCACAATCCGGGGCATGAGTATCGCGGGTATACACTTTCCTCCCTTTATTCTCCGCTCGGGTGGTTGTCGTGGACGGATATCGCGAAGGACTTTTTAAAGGCGAAGCAAGCGAAAAGTCAACCGCTCCTTAAGCGGTGGACAAACACGCGACTGGCGGAAACATGGGAGGAGCAAGGCGAAACGATCGAAGATCTTGCGTTGTTCAGTCGCCGGGAGAAGTACGGGCCGGAGGTTCCGGAGGAAGCCGGGGTGTTGGTTGCCGGGATCGACATTCAGAAGGATCGGGTTGAGATCGAGGTCGTCGCGTTCGGGAAGGGCGAAGAGTCGTGGTCGATGGATGTCCGAATTGTTCCGGGGGAGTTTAACGCGAAGGCCGTTCAGGAAACGATTGACACCTACTTGAAGACCGGGTGGCGTCACGCGTCCGGGGCGATGCTCCGGATCATGGCGGTCGGGATCGACTCGGGCGATCAGACGAAGGAGGTCTATGATTTTGTTCGACCGCGGCAGGATCGAAACATCTTCGCGATGAAGGGGTTTGGGAAGTTTGGAATCCCGATAATTAAAGGCCCTCCGAAGCGGCTGGAATCCGGGAAGGTGTATCTCACGATTGTCGGGACGGACGAGGCCAAGCGGACGATCTACGGGCGATTGAACCAATCGGAGGCAGGGCCGGGATTCATGCACTTTCCGTGGGGGTATGATGAGGAGTATTTCAAGCAGTTAACGGCGGAAAAGGTGGTGACGCGGTTCGAGCGAGGCGTCGCGAAGCGGCTATGGGTCAAGAAGCGGCCCCGGAATGAGGCCCTTGATCGATGGGTTTATGTCTTGGCGGCGTTGGAGATTCTTAAAACGCACCACGAATTTGATCTTGATTCTGCGGTGGATTACGTTCGGGCGGCGGGGGAAACGGCGTCCGGGTCGGGCAAGGCGGGCAAAAAGGGGCGTCGGATGGTGAGCGAGGGATTTAAACCGGGGGGAGAATAATGCCAAAGGTACAGATAATCATCGAGGCGGACAACGGCGTTGATCCGGTGAGTGTGAACTTCCAGCCGACCGTCCCGCCGTCCATCTTGAAAGGGATGTTGATGTCGGCGATGGATGTGATCAGGGAATTTCACAAGCAGAAGGCTGCGGAGGCGGAGGGGAATAAGATTTTGCGCGTTCCTCCGGGGACGAAGATTCCGAATGGGCCAATAAACGGGGGGTAATCAGATGGCGCAACGGGTGACGGTTCAGCATTTCGCGGAGATGGAAGGGAAAAGCGAGGACACGATTTACCGGTGGATCGCGTCCGGGCGATTGGACGGGAAAAACGGGAAGGGGCGGGCCGAAAAGGACGCGGGCGGATACGGCTGGATGATCGTCCTCCCGGATGAATACCTCCCGGCGAAGGTAAAATAGGCCGACATCTTCCTACATCATACCGCAAAAGCACGGATCTGTTTGTAGATTTACGGGGTTGAACGTGAGATCATGCGGGCGTGATGCCGCATGGGGTTTCAACCTTCTCCTCCTTCGGGGGGCCTTTCACAAGGCCCCCCGTTCCTTTTTTTGGGGGTTTTTGATTATGGCGGGGATCACTTTAGCCGATGCGGAGGCGCAGTTGGCGGCGTGGTTGGCGGCGTCGCTGGCGGTTGCAAAAGGGCAGGCCTATTCCATCGGCGGGCGAAGTTTGACGCGGGCGAACGCGAAGGAGATTCGGGACTCGATCGCGCATTGGGATCAAATCGCGCAAGGGTTGGGCGGAAGCGGAATTGTAATTAAGGGAGCGACGCCGATCGGATGAAGTTAAAAGCGAAACAGCGGATGGACGTTTCGGCGGTAAGGCCGACACTTTTGGATCGGGCGATTCAATGGGCGGATCCCGTCCGTGGACTCACTCGGTTGAGGGCGCGGTTTGCGGCGTCGTTGGCGGGCGGATATTATGGCGGATCCCGTTCCCGTCGGTCATTGAGCGGGTGGACGACGAAGGGGAACGATCCGGACGGTGATATTCTCCCGGATATAGATGTTTTGCGGGAGCGGTCACGGGATCTTCGGCGGAATAATCCTCTTGCGGCTGGCGCGTTCAATACGATGATCACGAACGTCGTCGGATCCGGTCTTAAGGTTCAGTCGCGTATCGATCGCGAGATCTTGGCGATGGAGGATCAGGAGGCGGAGGAGTGGCAGGACAACACCGAGGCGGAGTTTTCGATGTGGGCGGAGTCGAAGGAGTCCGACGCGGCGCGATCCGTTCCGTTCAATCAGAATCAAGGCGTTGCCTTCGGCTCCGCTCTTGAATCCGGCGACTGTTTCGCCCTACTACCTTTTATAAAGCGGCAGGGGTCGCCTTACGGTCTTTCCGTGCAGTTGATCGAGGCCGATCGTGTGACAAATATCAACAACGGGATCGACACGGCATTGATGTCCGGCGGGATAAGGCGCAATTCCTTCGGGGAGCCGATCGAATACTATGTTTTAGATCAGCATCCGGGGAGGATTTACGGGGTCGGTGCGGCGACGTGGACGACGATCAAGGCGTTCCAGCCGATGACCGGGAGGCCGAACATCCTACACCTTTTCAGTCCAACACGGCCGGGTCAGACGCGCGGTGTTCCGTGGTTGGCGACCGTGATCGAGGCGTTCAAACAGATCGGTCGATATTCGGAGGCGGAGTTGGCGGCGGCAGTAGTCAATTCCTATTTTACGGTATTTATCACTTCACCGGCTGGATCGTCAGCGATCTCCCCCGTGATGAACGACGAAACAGGCGCGGAGGCGTCGGATAGCGATCTCAAGTTGGTATCGGGCGGGGTTGGGTATCTTAGGCCCGGAGAATCAATCGAGAGCGCGGAATCGAAACGACCGAGCGCGAATTTCGATCCGTTCGTGACGGCTATATTATCGCAGGTCGGAGCGGCCCTTGGAATACCGTTTGAGTTATTGGTCAAGCGGTTTATGGCGTCGTTTTCGGCGTCACAAGCGGCCCTGCTGGAAGGATGGCGGACGTTTACCACGGCGCGACAGGGGTTGGCGTCGAATTTATGTCAGCCCGTCTATGAGGCTTGGATGTGGGAGGCCGTTTCGTCCGGGAGGATCACGGCTCCGGGGTTTTTAAGTGACGCGCGGATTAGGCGGGCCTACCTTGGATCGGAATGGCTTGGCCCCGCGCGAGGGATGATCCGGGAAAAGGACGAGATCGAGGCGGCCCGATCGCGTGTGGACATGGGTATCACGACGCTTGCAGAAGAGACGGCCCGGTTGACGGGCGGTGAATGGCGGAAGAAGCACGCGCAACGGGCGAAGGAACAGAAGGCGCGACGCGATGCGGGGTTGTTGGATGATAAAACATCCGCGTCGGCTCCGGTTGTCGCGACACTTGCGGAGGACGACGAGTGAAAATATTGGACATATTGAGCGCGCCTTGGGCGATCGTTCCGGAGAAGTTGATCGAGATTCGGAATATCTATGTTGCGCGGATCAATGGCGACGGCGTTGACTTTTCGGAAATTGAAAAGAAGATCGGGAAACCGCTCGACAACGAGCAGGAGTTGACCTATCCGGTGATTAATGGCGTTGCGATCATTCCGGTGCAGGGCGTGATTGCTAAACGGGCGAACTATTTTCAAAAGGTATCCGGGGCGGCGTCCTCCGATATCTTGTCGATGATGATCGGCGATGCGGCGGAGAATGAAGCCGTCAATGCGATCATGCTGGACATCGACAGTCCGGGAGGGGCGGTGGATGGGACGGAAGGGGTGTCGGATCAAATCTATTCGGCTCGGGGGAGGAAACCGATTGTCGCGTTTACCGATGGGATGATGGCGTCGGCGGCGTATTGGATCGGATCGGCGGCGGATGAAGTGATTATTTCAGGCGATACCGTTCAGGTCGGCTCGATCGGCGTCGTTGCGACCCATATTGACATCTCAGAGGCGGAGAAGCGGGCCGGTATCAAGACGTCGGAGATCGTCGCCGGGAAATATAAGCGGGTCGTCTCGTCGTACAGGCCACTAGACAAGGAAGGCCGGGCCGACATTCAAGAGAAGGTGGACTATATTTATTCCGCCTTTGTTGACGCGGTGGCCCGGAGGCGTGGGGTCACGGCGGAATATGTTCACGAAAGGATGGCGGATGGTCGGTTGTTCATGGGGCGTCAGTCGGTTGATGCCGGGTTGGTTGATCGCGTGATGTCGCGCGATGCGGTGATGGAAATGTTGTCGACAGAGGCCGGACGGAACACGGTCGGAACAATAAAAGTCCAGAAAGATCCGATAGAGAAATCCATCGACAAAACAGCAAAGGGGGATTTGAGAATGGATATCAAGAGCGTTGAAGACCTCCGGAAGGCTTATCCGGACGTGATGGCGAAAGTTGACGAGGAAGTAGCGGCGAAGATCGAGGAGGCGGTTGTTCTGGCGACCGAGGCCGGGGTGAAAGCCGGGAAGGACGCGGGGGCGGAAGCCGAACGCGAGCGGATCAAGTCGGTCGAGGCCGAATGTATTCCGGGCGCGGAGAAGGTGATTGCCGGATTGAAGTTTGACGGAAAGACAACCGGGCCGGAAGCGGCTCAAAAGGTTCTCGGAGAAGTGAGGCGGATGCAGGGGGCGGTTCACGAAGCGATCGTGACAGAGAGTCCGGCCCCGGTTGCACAGCCGGGAGTTGATCCCACGGACGGAAAGGGGAAAACGATGGAAGGCGCGACGGTGGAAGAACAGGCGAAGGCGGAATGGGAAGAAAGCGCGAAGATCCGCGAGGAGTTCGGAGCGTTCGAGTATTATGAGGCGTTCCGCGTGAACGAAGCGAAGGGATTGATCAAGATTCTCAAGAAATAACGGGGCTTGATCGGGTTTCGGCTCTATTAAAGAGCGTCAATTCAAAGTCAAGGAGGGAATGAAAGATGACGACGTTGGCAAAAGATAGCGCGAGGGCGCACGAAACGGGCGATCAGAACGACATCCCGGTGGTCGCGTCAGATATAATCTACGGCGGCGCGGCGGTTGGTATTGTCACTGCGTCGGGCCATGCGCGTCCGTTGGCGGCTGGCGATAAGTTCGCCGGGTTTGCGGTGACGAAGGCAGACAATTCCGCGGGATCCGCCGCAGACATAAAGGTCAAGGTTCGGAAAAAGGGTCAAATCCAGTTGAGCGTGACCGGGGCGTTGATCACGGATGTCGGTCAGCCCGTGTATGCGACGGATGACGACACGTTTGGGTTCTTGAAAACGTCGGGGGTGTTTGTCGGATTCGTCAAGCGGTTTGTGTCCGCCGGGGTTGCCGTGGTCGAGTATGACGTGGACAATTTTGCGGATCCTCACGATGGATTGATCGCGGAAACCCATATTGTCGACTACACAGTTGATGCGCTGGACACCGGGAAGGTGTTGTTTGTCACGGTGGATGCCAAGACGATCACGCTCCCTGCGGTTGCGGGCCTTAAAATCCGCGTTGTTAACGGCGGTGGGTACGGGTTGGTGTTGGTCACGATCAGCCCGAACGCAAACGACGGCATTAAAGGGCCGGACATGACGGCGACGGACGACAAGGATCTTCTGAACACGAAGGCGACGGCGAATCGAGGGGACTACGTTGACCTCGAATATGCCGACGCGACGGGGTGGATGGTCACGGCGATCAAGGGGACGTGGGCGAAAGAAGCATAAGATAACCAAAAACGGATCGATTCCGGACTGATCATCCGGATAGGCCAAACGGGTTTTTAGGCTCCGCTTTCCCCGATCGGGTGGAGGGCGGAGCCTTTTGTTTGGCTCAAACAAAGACGAGGAGGATTAAAAGATGGGCGCAGAATCACTTTCAAGCCGGGCGATAATCGGGAGGTTTTACGCGGCCCTTGCCGCCGCGACGGGAGCCGGATGGGTTGATCCGTTGTCGATGTTGTTCACGTCGGATCAGGCGTCAGAGGAGTATCGGTGGCTAGGAATGTCGCCGCCGATGAGGGAATGGATCGGCGGTCGGAGCGCGAAAACGCTTCGCGATCAGGGGATCACGATCAAAAACCTTGATTTCGAGGCGACCCTTGACGTGTTGGTCAAGGATCTCCGGCGGGACAAGACGGGTCAGTTGATGGTGAGGATCAACGAACTGGCGGCGCGGGCACAAAGCCATTGGGCCTCGCTCTTGTCAACATTGATCCTAAACGGGCCTTCGACCGTTTGCTATGACGGGCAATTCTTTTTCGACACGGATCACTCCGAGGGGGATTCCGGATCTCAGAGCAACGATATCACGGCGGACATTTCGACGTATCCGGTATCCGTCACCGGGACGACCACGAATCCGTCAACGGAGGAATTGGAGTATTCGATTCTTGATGGAATCGAGGCGATCCTCGGGTTCAAAGACGATCAGGGCGAGCCGATGAACGAAGGCGCGACGAATTTCATCGTGATGGTTCCGACCGTATTGTGGAACAACACGCTCGCCGCGACGCGGAATCCGGTGATCGGTGGAGGCCGGACGAACACGTTGGTTCAGTCCGCCTATGTCGTGACCCCGGTTATGAATCCCCGCTTGACGTGGACGGATTCGTTCGCGGTGTTTCGGGCCGATGGTCAGGTCAAGCCGTTCATCCGGCAGGAGGAGCAGGGCGTCAAGGTCAATGCGAAGGCCGAGGGGTCGGAGTATGAGTTCGACACCAATCGTCACGCGTATGGGATCGACGCGAGCCGGAATGTGGGATATGGGTACTGGCAGCACGCGTGCTATGTCACGATGACCTAAGTGGTCGTCACGGAAAGATAAACGGATCAAGAATGGGGAGGGTCGGCGGTTGAAGTCGGCCCTCCCCGCTTGGGAGGGATTATGCAAAGGGTTAAAGTGATCGGGATCTCCGCCAATTTTAACGGCGGGGAGGTTCAAATCAACCGGGAGCAATACAAGACGCGGGCGCACAATCTTCTCGTGATGAAGGCCCCGGTGGTTGAGGATGGGGTCGAGGTCGAGTGTGGGGTTTATCGCGTCGTCGGGCCGATTCAGTTCAAGAATGGCGAGGAGTTCGGATTCGACGGCCCGGTCAACAAGGCGTTGATAAAGGAACTCGAGACGGGAGGCCCCGCTCCGGTTCATGAGGCAGTGGTGGCGTCCAGCGACAACGGAACGGGGGACTCCGGCGGGAAGAAGAAGGCAAAGAAGAAGGGCCGGAAGTAAGGGGGAGCCGTGGCGGACATCGATCTTGAAGCGGATCTCGACGTATTCTTTTCATCTGATTTGACCACGACAGCGATTTACAACGGGGTGGAATACGGGGTCAAGTCGGTGTTGGTTCAGTTCGAACGACCGACCGATGTCGTGGATCTTGTGACGGGTTCCGCCATGGACTCCAATCCTCAAGCGATGGCGAAGAAGTCCGATCTTCCGAACGTGAAGGCCGGTCACACGTTGCGGATCAGCGGGAGAACCTACCGGATTGACCGAGTAGATAAGGACGACACGGAATTGGTTTTGACGATGAAGTTGTCCGAGATCGAGGAGAATTCATAAATGCCGGACATTGATTCAGCGACCAAGCGGTTACGGATGCCGTTCGAGTGTAATCCGGCGACGGAGTACGAAGGATGATTGACTACAAATTCAGAAATATCATAAGAGACGAAAAAGGCAATGTGAAGGCGTGTGAGATTGCCGTGTATGAGGGCGAGATCACAACGCAACTAGAAGATGATGGTACGGGAGGCCGTCCCGTAAATGTAACACGATACAGGAGAACAAAACTTCTTGGTATCAGAACAATAAAAGACATGGGCGCAATGGATTTCGCGGCGTTGCAGGACTCGATGACAACGGAATTGGGAAGGGACTACCCGACGAAGGAAATCATAGATGATCAAAAGCCGAGAACAAGGTAAAAACACAGGCCCATTTCTCGCCTTCGATAAAGCGTTCTTTGAACGATGGCAGGGTGTTCTATTGTTCTGTCTTAATGCCTCTTTTGTTCGAGTGTGGGCGCGTTGGATTATGCGGATTCATAGGGACATTCCATCCGAGATTGAAATCATAGCGATCCGTCCTAGTTCAGTAACGTATGATCCTCGGTGGACATTGACAGATGATGGGTGGAGGCGAACGGTTAAGACTGATTTTCGGACTCATCCAAAGTTTGCAAAACGTCTATATTTTGCGTTTAAGCCTGTTTGGTTGGCTTTGCACTACTGGGACGCTGTTTTTGCGGATCGGTTTATTCCAAAATTCAGTTTTGGGTTTGATACACTAACGGCCTATCCAGACCCGAACCCGGAAACGACAACAGTTGATGGATATACAAATCATCTTACGGGTCTTGGAAGCGGAGTTGCTTGGTCTACCCTTGTAGCTGCGGCTGGTAATGGGTCAGGCGATTCCAGTACAGGTGCAACCATCCAGATAAACACAGACAGCGTATCTACGAAATGGAGATATGTTCAGAGAATTATAACGCTTTTTGATACATCGTCAATAGGTGGATCATCTACTATTGCATCTGCTGTTCTTTCACTTCGTGGTTTGTCAAAAACAGATGATTTAACAATTACTCCTGATGTGAATATTTATTCATCAAGTCCGGCGTCAAATACGGCAATCGCCAACGCAGATCAGGGGAACTATGGATCAACGGCGTTTTCTACAGCCATAACATATAGTGGTTGGAGTGCATCTGCCTACAATAATTTTACATTAAATGCTTCTGGGTTGTCGGCTATTTCTAAAACATCTATATCAAAGTTTGGGGCTAGAAACGCAAACTATGATGTTGCCATTTCAACGCCAGCGTGGAATGTGGGTAATAAAGCGTCTTTTTTAAGCTCGGCACTTGCTGATACTACCGGGACATCACAAGATCCTAAATTGGTTGTAACTTATACAGTTGGTGGCCAAGTACCATATCAACCGAATTATCAGCGCGCCCCTATAATGGCGCAATAGGAGATTTTAAAATGGCGAGAGAATACAGTCTTTCAGGCGGAAACATAACGGTCGCAAATCAGGCCGTGACGCTTGCGTTTATCAATCCGGGAACAACCTCGTCGATTGAAATTCTCCGGGCGTGGATTTCGCAATCGGCCAATGCGACGAGCGCACAACAGCGCGTCCAGCTTGTCCGACAGGTGACGGCGTTCCCGACTTTGACCTCGGCGACTCCCGCGCTTTTAAAAGACGGCGATCCGGTATCGAAGATCGTCGGCGGAACGGCGGGCGCGGCGGGAACGTGCGGGATCAACGCTTCGGCGGAAGGGGCCGGGACAAAGACGCCGATTCTTTACGATGCATTCAACGTGCTGAACGGGTGGATATGGGTTCCGACGCCGGAGGAACGGATCATCATGGCGGCCTCGTCGTCGTCCGGGTTCGGGTTGTTCCTTCCAGCGGCCCCGGCGACGTTAACCGGATGGGCGTTCGGGATCATTTACAGGGAGTTAAGCTAAGCGATGGGAATCTTCCGACAACCGCCCGCGCCGTTTATCGGTGGGAAACAACCATTGGAGCAAAAGAAGTTGGTTCCTCTGGAGGCGGCCCCTGAAGGTGGTGTTTTGCAGTTGGCGCGGATGGACGGCTTGGGTGGTCGCATGAGTCGGGATCTTGCGGGGGTATAGGGGGATAGATGAAACTATTGGTTAAGAAGGGCAAGACCTCGAAGCTGGCCCAAGTATTCATCCAAGATTCGTCGTCCACAACAGGCGCGGGACTCACGGGATTGGTTTATAATTCCGCAGGCTTGACGGCTTATTACTACCGGGAAGGCGCGGCCTCCGCGACGTCGATCACGCTGGCAACGATGACGGTCGGAACATGGGCGACGGGTGGGTTTAAGGAGATCGACTCGACCAATATGCCCGGTTGGTATCAAGTAGGAATTCCAGACGCGGCACTTGCGGCGGGTGCGGATGCGGTTGACCTTCACTTAAAAGGGGCGACGAATATGGCCCCGCTCCCGATCGAAATCCAGTTAACTAATTTTGATCCGAACGATGGAGTGCGTGGCGGGTTGACAGCCCTTCCGAACGCGGCGGCAGATGGAGCCGGTGGACTTCCGATAAGCGATGCGGGCGGTCTTGACATCGATGCGAAGCTGGCAAACACGAATGAGGTCACGGTCGCGCGGATGGGCGCACTCACGGACTTAATTGACGGTGGACGGCTCGATCTTCTGGTCGATGCGATCAAGGCGTCAACGGACAATCTCCCCTCCGATCCGGCGGATCAGTCGTTGGTGATCGCGGCGACGGATGCGATCGCGGCCTTGATCGGTACTCCTGCGGCGGATGTCAGCGCGGATATTGCGGCGGTCAAGGTCGATACAGCGGCGACGCTTGCAGATACCGGGACGGATGGGGTCGTGGTGGCGGCGGCGAGCAAGACTGGCTACGCACTTTCAGCGGCAGGTGTTCAGGCGGTTTGGGATGCGTTGACTTCCGCGCTCGTCACGGTTGGGAGCGTCGGGAAGTTAATCGTCGATTATCTCGATGCGGCGGTGTCCGGGCGACAACCTTCAGGCCCCGTTGATCTCAATGCCGATCAGTCGGCGGTCACGATCGGAACGGTGATGACAAACACGGACATGAGGGGGACGGATAACGCGGCACTCGCGTCGGTATGCACCGAGGGGCGGCTGGCGGAACTCGATGCGGCGAACCTTCCGGCGGATGTCGATGCGATCAAGGCGTCAACGGACAA